AAAGCTTGCCATTTTTGCCCTATCCAATCCCAAATAGGCCAGCTTTTCACCCAGTCTCTGAGCTGGCTAAACCCCTCCTTGACCCTGTCTATCCAACCTAAAATATCCTGCCAAATGGCGGCTAAGACTTCCTTCCAGGACACCTGAATTTCACTTAAATCAGGAGTCGCTACATCAAATAGATCCTCCGACCCCTCCACTTCCGGGACATCCAGCCCCATACTTTTAGCCAGGTCCTCTGCCGACCCGGCCATGTCCTCCTGCAGTTGGTGTACTTCGTCAAAGCTTTGCAGGTTTTTACCTGCAGCTTCCCCCGCTTTTTGGGTAGCTTCTGTTAGATCATCAGTTCCTGCAGCAGCATCCTCACTAGATTGACCAAGTTTTTTGGTTTGTTCCTCTATGGCCGCCAAGGAATCCTGCAGTTTAGCTTGCTCTAGTGCAGATTTGTACTTGTTCCATATGTTTATCCCCACACCAACAGCAACCGACAACCCAAGTATTGCCCATCCTATGGGTCCCAAAGCAGACCACAAAGCGAATAAAGCTACTCTTAACTGAGCCAAGACTCCGGTTAAAATAATCCCCTGTTGTGCTGCCAATGCCATCTGTACCTGGTAAATCCCCATCGCGGCACTTACCACGTTCAGGACTGGTATTTTCGCTAAGAGCTGCCCTCTTTCAATTGCTGTAACGGTAATCATTAATTGCTTTGCCAAAGTAACCGCTTTTGTGAGGGCCAAATAAGTCCCCATAACTACAGTTACAAACTTAATCTGTTTGCCATACCGTGTAATGAGACCAGTTACAGTTCTTACAACTGTTCCAAAGCCCCGCATGATAGCGCCTAATATGCTAACCAAAGCAGCCACTTCCGGCCCGAAGGATTCGTGAATGGCCCTTTGGAGTCCNTACNTTTGGAAAGTTTCATAGAAGCCTACTGCAAAATCCCGGACCCCTTGTAGCCAGGTGAGAACACCTTGGAAAAGGTTTTGAGTTACTGCGCCAACCGTCATTCTCCATACGTCTTTGATGGTAGAGGTTACGGCTTCCCAAGTATTTTCCATATTTTTCATCATGTCGGGGAAGCGCTTGTTCNTACCCTCAATTAACATCTTGATAGCGCGGTCNGCAGGAATAAGGCCTTTTGACTGCATATCCATGATTTCAGCAGTTGTTTTGCCCATAGCTTCAGCCAACATTTCCCATGCAGGGATTCCAGCTTCGGTGAGCTGTCTCATTTCCTCGCCGGAAAGCTTGCCTTTAGCGCGCATCTGGCCCAAAGCAAGTATAATTCTGTCTATGCCTTGAGCACCTAAACCAAGGGCCGCAGAAGCATTGCCCACGGCTTCCATCGTTGGGAGTACGTCTTCAGCCGCAAAACCGTACGCAAGCATACGCTTTGAGGCGTCAAGAAGTTCCGTGAATTCAAACGGTGTTCTAGCAGCAAAATCCGCCATATCCCTTAAAAACGCTTCTGCCCGCTCAGCGCTACCGAGCATAGTAGTAAAGCCTATCCGGGCCTGTTCCATCTGGGCATTGAAGCTGATTGATTCTCCCACAACAACCCGGAAACCGCGCTTAACAGCTTCAAACANGGTCATACCGACTGTTACAGGAAGAGCGTTCTTAAGGATATTCCCCAGCGTTAATGCTCTTTTTTTAGTTACATTTTCCAGTCTATCTAAACTTCTTTCGTATTCTTTGCTGTCAAGCCCCATCCGGGAAAAAACTTCACCGACGAGCATATAATTCACCACCCTTTAGCCCTTTGGCCCTGGCTTCCTCAATATGCCTTCTCCAGTCCTTCTGCTCCGGCTCTTGTCCCAACAACCGCTGGAGCATTTTTTTTGCATCCTTGTCCATGAAATCGTCCGGGCTAACGGCCTTGTGCTTCCTCTTGCTGAACATGCTGGTGATGGCGCCAAAACCATTCGTTATCACCGCCGCCAAGAAAGCCCAGCGATTGCGCTGTTCGTTAAGCTGCTCAATTGCCACTTGCCGCTGCAATTCGTTCAAAATAGCAGACAGTTCCCGTGGCGTAAGCTGCCGCATCTCATCCAACGTCCAGCCAAACTCCCGCGCTAAAAGCACCACTACTTCTGCTGTAAGCCAGCTTGAATCAAGTTCATTAGCGGTTTTATCAGCCGCTTGATTCCCTGAAAATTTACTTCAATAAATACCTCAATCAGCGCTTCGAGTTCTGACATGTACGCATTTTTTATGTCGTCCTTAGTGATATCCGGGAAGATAACCGGAAGTTTTTTGTAAAGCAGATCAAAGCTAGCCTGCTCCAAGAGCTTGCCAAGATCTATCTTCTGAATGTTACCTTTACTCTCTGGGAACAGTTCGGCAACTATCTTCTCAAGCTCACCGATTCGTTTTTCTTCTACCCGAATTTTCTTGCCGGCAAATTCTACTGTTTTGTTTCGCATCTTACCCCTCCTATACCGTTTAGCCTAATCTCAGATTCGCATATCCCATCAGTTTTTTGTAACGTCGGCAGCTCAACCTGTCCGGCCAAGCAGCGCAAGTCTTTGCCTTTGCCAATGAATAACCGGACAAAGGCTGGTCCTTTTGGTAACTGCTCCGGTGCCCAGTAGGCCTCCGCCTTCACCTGCCAGTCATTGAGTATCCCATGTAACTCAGGCCCATAAGTGTATTCTTTTCTGTGCTGGACCTCAAGAGTCCAATCAAACAACAGAGCAATATTATCAGACAAGGGGGCAGCATCGTCTACATATACTGCCCCCACAAGCCCCTTAACAGCCATTAGGTGCCTATCCCGGTAGGCGTTAGGGGCCCGGTACCCTGGAAGTCGCAAGAGAAGCTTGCCTTGTCGTCAACAGGTGTTTCGATGTTGAGCGTTACCAAAGCATCTCCGGAAAACTTTACAGCCTCATTTACCTGCAACTCCAGCGTTACCTTTTGCCCGTTAAGCCAAGCATTGATCAGGGCGGCCTGACCAGCTGTATCCTCAGGTTTGAAGTTGCCTTCAAAGGACCCAGACCACTCTTTTATGCCCTGCATCCTCTCTCTCCAGCCTGCAGAATCAAAGCTGGTAATATCGATGTCATCTGCCGACATATCCAAGCTCCAGTTTGCGATTTCTGCAACCTTCGTTGGTGAGGTATCACCAATATAAACACCGCCGCCATAACCTACGATTGCCATGTTTAATCACGCTCCTTAATAATTTCAAAATTCACAAAAAACTCAACTCTGTTATTGTTATCACGCTTCAATACCTCAGGACTTCCCCGGGCCTTGACCAATAAGTAACGAGTGCCGCCAAGGACTGTCTCATGAAGCCCATGCAACACCCGCACTATTTGCTCAATCTTCGCNTTGCCGGCCGGGTAACTTTTATCCCGGACCCTCACCTGCAGACCGGGATATTCGCCTTCCCAGTGCAAGTCTGGAGGACTGCCGGCATACTCAAATAAGGCTATGCAGTTATCCGGCTGGTCAGGCATCAGGCCCAAAAAAACATNAGCCCCAAGGGTTCCTATCCCCTGAGACTGAAGGTATGCGCCTATTTCTTGTAACGTCACATCGGCACCACCTCACTTCGCATCNCGAAGGGCTTTTTTAATTTTTAGCTCAGCGTATTTCACCACCTTCTTTTTGTTTCGGTTGAACGGAACCTCAAGATACTTAGCTTTTCCTCCACGTGGGTGATTGTAGCCTACCTCTTCATGCTGCCGACGGGCATACGGCGTATTGAAACTGATATAAACGGCTTTTTCTTTGCCGACTGGATCTGGAAAAGCATCTTTCATCTCGTTCCCGGCCTCGGCAGCTTCAAACACCTGCGCCCCGTCCGGTAGCCCTCCAACAGTCACGGTCCCACTCCTACGTAGGGTGCCCGTATCTATAGGCGCCTCGTCTATTGCCTCAGTGAGTATTGCCTCTGCACCGGTCCGCAACGCTTTCAGCCCAGCTTCCTCTGCTATCTTGACAGCTTCCTTAGTGCGCCATTTGTCCTTTGCCATCAGACAGCAACCTCTCTATGGCTTTCTTTGCCATCCAATCCGGGAACAGTTGAAACTGCAATGACCGGCCACTCGCGCCCGCCGTGCTCCAGAATATCTCCCGGCTTTACCGGCTCCACACAAAATACCCTTGCTTCAGAAACGACTTCCCGGCCTTCATTGTCCCTAACCAACCGCCTCTTACCTTCCCAGCGGACTTTGATTGTCTTTTGCTTTGTTACCGGTTCGCCGTATTCGTTGCTACCGATTNTCCGCTTCCATACNGCCCTCTGGTTCAGGTAGCCCTCAATCATTCGCTCCACATCCTCTCGAAACTGCTCCTACCCACAACGGGCTGACCGCCAATCTTACCCGAAAACTCGAATACCAGCGGTTCGTTCTGCTTTCCGGCTTCTTTATAGTCCGGCACAACTAAGTCATAATAATACATACCTGTTCCAGCCTTGGTTGGAGTTGCTTCTTTGATCACATTTCTTTTGCTGTCATAAATCACCACCTTTGGCTCCTCAATATCAGTGAGGTTGCCGTCTAAATCCTTGAATTCGCCTTTTATCCTGATTGTATTTCCGATTAAGGGCATCACTCCTCCACCTCCAGTTTGACTTCACGCTCTTGTATGCCTAAGCCAATTTCACGCTCTTGGATAGACAGGGTTACTTTTAGCCTTATATACGGCCGTTCTATCCTGCGAAGGGTATCGGCAATAAACTCATATTCTTTGATAGCTTGTCTCAAAGCATCTGCGCTGTAAACCTGCTCCGCCAGCACTACCCTGTAGGTATCGCCCACGTAAACGCCCAACTCAACAACAAAACGCATAGTATCGGCAGAATATTCGTATTCCTTCACTATGCGCCTGAGCAGGTCGGCATTATGGGCATCCGTTCTGATGATTATCCTTCTAGCATCGGCAGGGTATTGGCATATCTCCAAGACTTTGCGGAACGTATCGGCGGTATAATCGTAGTCCTGCAATATTTTTCTTTCAGCATCAGCAGGATAAGAATATTCTTTATTGACTTTACGGAAAGTGTCTGCCTGGTAAGTCTGGCTTTGGGTAATAGGACGTTTTGTATCGGCATTGTAAGATTGACTGTGTAAGATAGTGCGAATAAGATCGGCTACGTATTCGCAATATTCCTCATAATACACAAGATTCGGATCGCGAATATAGTTAGTGTAAAGCGTTTTGCCTACTGCTGTTAACGCCTTCCAGCCGCTTAAATCGTCCGAATTAAGCACACGTCCTTTGAGNNNCCCNAATCTANCGGNGGGGACACTCCAGTNTACGTTGTTATCCTTGAACCACCCGACAGCAGGTAGTACCAGTTCAGCGAGGGAGGTGCAGCCATTGGCATAGTTTTGCATGAAATAACTACCCACGCTGGTAAGGCTGCTGGTATCTGGGACAGCGAGCGAAGTGAGGGAGGAGCAGTTATTAGCATAGTAACGCATGAAATAATTCCCCACGCTTGTAAGACTGCTCGTGTCCGGGACANCGAGNGAAGTGAGGGATGAGCAGCCAAAAGCATAGGCATGCATGAAATAATCCCCACGCTTGTAAGACCACTAGTGTCCGGAACAGCGAGAGAAGTGAGGGATGAGCAGCCATAAGCATAGTAATACATGAAACTGTGCCCCACGCTTGTAAGACCGCTAGTGTC